CTCGGCATCGAGGTCATTGTAGACCTCGGAATAGGACCGGCCCTTGCGTAGCAGGACACTGGCAGCGCCGCCGAACGGTTCGATGTAGACGCGGTGCGCGGGGAAATGCTCGATTATCCAGGGGGCCAAGAGCCATTTCCCGCCCTGCCAGCGCAGCGCGGGCCGTGTGAGTGGGGATCCGTTCATGGCGGGTTGACCTTGGAAGGGTTGCGCCTCTAGTGTTCGATATGCTATCGCTTACCACATGGCAACGCAAGCGAGGTCGAGATGTTCGGATGGAAACGGAAGACGCGCCCGGATCGGGCCTGGCCCCGGCTCCGGAAGACCGGGTCGCCTGCCAGGCGGAAGATCTATCGGTTCTCGTTTCAGTTCGGCGATCTGCCGCTGCAATGGGACTTCGAGACCGAAGCGGAAAGGAACACCTTCGCTGCCGGGTTCCGGGATGGGCTCGAGTACCAGTTGGTGTCGCTGAGACAGAAGGGGCTTCTGAACGAGCCGCTGTCCATGGAATATGCGCCGTTGAAACGCCAGCCGAGGAAGGGAATGGTGGTTTGAAGGCACTGACGGTATATCAGCCGTGGGCCTCGCTCATCGCTGCCGGCGCGAAGCCCTACGAGTTCCGGGGGTGGCGGCCGCCGCGGTCGATGATCGGGCAGCGCATCGCCATCCATGCCGGCGCGCGGAAGATGCGCGATGCCGAGATCAGCGATCTGGTCTGCGGCGTCCGGTTCAACTCGGCCGCACGCATCGCGCTTCATGCCGACAAGGCGTTGCCGGTCTTGGACGCGGCTATCGGCCGAGAGCTTCCGCTCTCCTGCATCGTCTGCACGGCGATCCTCGGCGAGCCCGTGCATGGCTTGGTGGCCGCACAGTCGATGGGCGCGTTGCTGAATGACAGCGAGCGCGAGGGGACGTTCAACTGGGGCTGGCCTCTGACGGATATCATCCCGGAGCCGGCAATCCCGGCGCGCGGCCGCCAGGGCTTCTGGGAGTGGGAAGGGGGCTGAATCATCAAAGCCTACTACAACGATAACGATCTGTTCTGCTGCGACCATCTGCAAAACCTTATGGACGCGGGCCAGATCATGCCGGGGACGATCGATGACCGCAGCGTTGCAGAAGTCCAGCCCACAGACCTGTCCGGATTCGCCCGCGTCCACCTGTTCGCCGGAGTCGGCGGATGGGAACTCTCCTTGCAATATGCCGGCTGGCAGCCCACTCGACCTGTTTGGACAGCCTCTTGCCCATGCCCTCCCTTCTCATCCGCCGGTAAGCGAACGGTCTGCCCAGCTTGCGAAGGCGAGCACCCTGTCTGGCATCCTGGACGGACTGGCTGCGCGGTATGCGCGCTCTGCGGCCACGAATGGCTTGCCGATCCCCGCCACTTATGGCCGGAAGTCTGGCGACTCGCATCCGAGTGCCGCCCTGCAATCATCTATGGCGAACAAGTTGCAAGCCCGGACGGCGTGGACTGGTTCTCCGGTGTGCGCGGTTCGCTGGAAATCCTCTCTTATGCTGCTGGGGCTTCGGATTTGCCGTCTGCGGGCAATGGAGCGTGGCACAAGCGACAGCGACTTTACTGGATGGCCGACGCCCATGGCCGGGACGCCAGCGCAGAAGGGCTACAACGAGGCGGGGAATACCGACAGCGGCAGGCGGACGCAGGAGCTCGTCGGCTGGACGAGCCCGAAGGCGAGCGACGGGACGGGCGGCGGACAAGCGAGCCGAGCGATGGGGGCACGAAGGAATCTCAACGATGCGGTGATGCTGGTAGGCTGGGCGACGCCGACTGCGGTGGACGGCCTTCGGGGCAAGGAGCCGCCGAGGAAACACGACACCGGAGTGCCGTTGGCCCAGATGGCGGCATGGGCCAGTCCCTCGGCGAGGGACTGGAAGGACAGTCCGGGCATGGCGACCGAAGAGACCAACCCGGACGGCTCGACGCGGACCCGGCAAGACCAGCTACCGAGACAGGCGCACCTTGCGGGCTGGGCGACGCCAAGAGTGGGGACCAATGGCGGCCATGGGAATCCCGAACGCGCGAGGGACCAGAAGGCGCGGCTAGAGGATCAGGCGCATGGCGCGAAGTCGAATGGCTGCCATGCACAGACGGAAAGTGGCGGCCAACTCAACCCGGCATTTTCCCGCTGGCTCATGCGATTCCCGCCAGAGTGGGACGCCTGCGCGCCTACGGCAACGCGATCGACCCGATCTTAGCCGCTGAATTCATCGCAGCGACAGATCGGTTGGGCGGGCCATGATGCACGTCATCAGCCTGGGCGCTGGCGTCCAGTCCACGACCATGGCGCTCATGGCCGCCCATGGCGAGATCACCCCGATGCCGGACGCCGCGATCTTCGCCGACACCGGCTGGGAACCTCGCGCGGTCTACCAGCATCTGGAGTGGCTGCGCTCGCCGAATGTGCTGCCGTTTCCCGTCCATGTCGTGAACAACGGCAACATCCGGGACAATATCCGGTCCCGGCTCAATACCACTGGCGGGCGGTTTGCTGCCGTGCCGTGGTTCACCGTGAACGAAGATGGCTCGCATGGGATGGGCCGGCGTCAGTGCACGAGCGAGTTCAAGCTCACCCCTATCATGTGGCACATCCGGAGTTTGCTGGGAGTCTCCCGGCGTGCGCGCATCGCGCCTGACTCGGTCATGGTCTGGATCGGTATTTCGACCGACGAGGCAACCCGGATGCGTCCCGCGCGGCAGCGCTACATGGTGAACTGCTGGCCCTTGATCGAGAAAGGAATGGCGCGGCGCGATTGTGTGCGGTGGCTCGAAACGCACGACTATCCGCCAGCGCCGAAGTCGGCATGTATCGGCTGCCCCTTCCACTCCGACGCCACATGGCGATACATGCGCGACCACGAGCCGGACGAGTTCGCCGATGCTGTGCTGGCGGATCAGCAATTGCGGAGCGGCCCCGCAAGAGGAATCAACGCGACGGAATACATGCACGCCCAGCGCGTGCCCCTAAGCCAAGTAGACCTGGACAGCGGCGGCCAGCTCGACCTTTGGGACGCTGAGTGCGAGGGGATGTGCGGTCTGTAAATGGAGGAGACGGCAGATGGACGAGGAAGACCGGAAGATGGCGCTGATTTTCGGCAGCCTGTTCGCCATGTCGGCGCTCATTCAGCGCGGGGTGATGCAATCCGATGGCACCACTGCGCGCCCACAGCCGGAATGGGCTGCTGACATTGCCCTGCAGTACGGGCAGGCCTTCGTGAACCGACTGGAGAGTGAAACGCAATGACGGCGAACGAGAATTTCACCTTCAACCCCGGCCAGGTCGTCAAGCTGAAAAGCGGCGGGCCCAACATGGTCGTGAACGGGCGGGGGATTATGCAACCTCCCCAGAGCGGGGAAGAACCGGTGGCGGTCTATACTTGCGCCTGGATCGACAAGGAGGAACGCCCGCAGTTCGGCATCTACATCGCCGACGCTATCGCGGCCGTCCAATGACGGTAGCGGTCTGCGCGATCGGTATCGACCCCGGCCTTTCGGGCGCACTGGCGGCGGTGCAGCTAGACGGTGACGAGGTCCGCGTACTCGAGACGGTGCAAATGCCGGTCCGGGCGCCCGGCGCCGGACCGATCGGCCAGGGCAACATCGTCGATACCCAGGCCCTGCGGGAGGGTCTTCTCACGCTCATCCGGGCGACGCGAGCCGAGTACACCTGGACGGCGATCGAGCGCCAGCAGGTGCGGCCGCGCCAGCAGGGCCATCTGGCCGTAGGGTTCAACTATGGCATGGTCGTCGCCGTGGCCGAGGAGCTGCTACTACCGTCGCGGCTGATGTTCGTGCCGGCGACGATGTGGAAGGCCGAAATGGGGCTGTCCTCCGACAAGCGCCGGTCTCTGGAAGTCGCAACCGGGCTGTTCGGCGCGCCCGCGGCGGACCGGCACTGGCGGACGCTGTCGCGGGAAGGTGTCGCGGAGGCGGCGCTTCTGGCATACTGGCGTGCGAGACGAGTCAGGGATATGCGCCTTGCCCGAGAACGACGAGAGGCCGAAGGTCGTCCATCTGAATCCTAAGCGGTTCGGCGAGGAGTTCATTACCGACCATGCTGCCCACGCGCTCGAGCTCGCCAAGCAAGTTGTCGAGCTCTGCGAGGAGAACGATATCGACGGCATGATCGTGATCATGACGACGAAGGACGGGCGGCGCATGGAGCGCTACATCGAGATGCAGCGCCAGTCCATCCTGTGGCTCCTCGAGACGACGAAGCTCGGCCTGGTCAACGATTGGTTCGCCGAGGAAGACGCCCCCCTTTAGCGGCTTTGACAGCCGGCGCGGATTGCCTATAGGATTTTCGGCGACGCAATTTCAGCGGGGAGAACCGCGATGAAGCGCAGCATGGGCGGAGGCAACAAGGGCAACAAGTCCGTCGTCGGCAAGAATCCGACGCCGGTCTCGAAGGGCAGGTCCATGATCGGCAAGGGCGGCAAGGCCGGCGCCGGTCGCAAGCGCGGCGGCAAGCAGCGCAAGATGCTCACGGGTTAACCCCGCCGCAGAGGGGTTAGCGGCGCGGGAAGGGAGTGTCCTCTTCCTCCTTTCCCGCCGCCGCCTTTCGAGCGATGGCAAATCCGCTCCAGGAATTCACTGCCGAACGTTGGGGGATCGTGAAGTCGATCCTCGCGGGCGACCAGAATAACCGGGTCTCCCTGACGGCTGCCGCACGGGAAGCGGGCATTGACCGCAAGACCTTGCGCGGCTGGATCCGCCGTTCCGAAGAGCAACGCCCCGAAGACGATCCGCTCATCCACGAGGTCGCGGAGTTCATGCGGTCGGTCGACCGCCTCCAGGCCGACAGACTCGAGGACGTTGTCTGGGAGCGGTCCATCGAGGGCTGGGAAGAGCCGGTCTGGTACAAGGGAAAGATGGTCGGGACCAAGACCCGCTTCGACAACAAGATGCTGATGAAGCTGCTCGAGGTTCGGGAGGAGCGCTACCGCCCGCGCAGCACCCATGTGAACGTGAACCTAAACGATCCGAGCGAGATCTACGCCCGGCTGCTCGGCGGACGGCGCAACGCCATCGCCAAGCAGAAGGCCGAGGAAATGCAGATCGATCTGACGCCCGACCAGTATCACGAGGTCGAGGCGGTCGAGGAACTTCCGCCCGACGCCATCCAGCCGAATGCCTGGGAGGATGACGGCGGCGACGATTTCACCCTGTGATTGACCGCTCGGCAGACATATTCGATGAAATGCCCCTCCTTGAGGGGGAAGACTCCTGGTACGAATGGTTCGAGCAACGGTCGCCGGCGGAGAAGAAGCAGCTCGGGGATATCGCGGCCATGCTCCCGCGTGTGGGGCCGGTCGAGGGGCCGCAGCTCCAGGCGTATAACAGCCCGGCGCAGATCCTGGGCTATGGTGGAAGTGCGGGCGGCGGCAAATCGGCCCTGATCGCGCTTCTTGTGCTTCTGGCGCATCAGCGCTCGGTGATTTTCCGCTTCGACGCGAAGCAGATGTCGGGCCTCGTGGACGATATCGTGGACTTCTACGGCACGAACGAGGGGCTGAACCGGCAACGCGGCGTGTTCTACTTCGGCGACTTCCCGGGCCATATGTGCGAGTGGGGGGGGCTGGGCAAGCCGGGCTCGGAGATGCAGTGGCGCGGGCGCCCGCATGACTTCCTGGCGGTCGACGAGGCGACGGAAATGCCGCTGCCGAAGCTGATCTTCTTGCAGACATGGCTTCGGACGGTGCGCCGCGGGCAGCGGACCCGCGTCCTCTACACCTTCAACCCGCCGGGCCTGCCCGACGAGGTGACGGGGGAGGTTCCGCCGGGCCGCTGGGTGCTTGAGTTCTTCGCGCCTTGGATCAACGAGCGCCACCCGTTCCCTGCGGAGCCGGGAGAGATCCGCTACTTTCTCTCGAACGCGAAGGGCGAGAGCGAGGAGGTCGAGACGGACGAGCCGCGCGAGATCACCTTCAAGAACGGGAAGACGGAGCTGCTGATTCCGCGCAGCCGCACCTTCATCCCGGCGAACGTCGACGACAACCCCTACCAGACCGCCGATTACAAGCAGAATCTGCTGTCGCTCGACGAGGGCACGCGCGAGCAGATGTATTTCGGGTCGTTCAAGCAGTCGATTTCGGACAGCCCCTACCAGACGCTGCCGACGAAATGGGTCGACGCCGCGATGGACCGGTGGACGCCCGAGGGCGAGCGCGAGCTAATGACCGCCCTAGGCGTCGACGTGGCGCGCGGCGGCCGGGCATTCACCGTTTTCGCGCCCCGCCACGGCCTGTGGTTCAACAAGGTGACGCGCGTCCAGGGATCGGAGACGCCGCAGGGCGGGCCCGTGGCGCGCATCGCCGCCGGCATCGTGCGCGACGGCGCGAAGATCAATGTCGACGCGAACGGCGTGGGCGCCGCTGCTTTCGACGCGATGGACGGCGCGAACATGCGCGCCGTCGCCGTCCAGGTCGCGGCGCGGAAGGGCCTGCGCCTGCTTCCGGGCAAGGAACGGATCTACAACAAGCGCACCTGGCTCTATTGGCTGATGCGGGCGCTGCTGAATCCCGAAAACGGCTTCCATGTCTGCCTGCCGCGCGACGACCGGCTGCGGAGCGACCTCATCACCCCGCATTTCCGGGATGTCGAGGGCGGCCAGAAGCTCGTCGAGAGCAAGGAGGACGTGCGCAAGCGCCTCCGGCGGTCGACCGATGACGGCGATGCCGTGCTTCTGGCGCTCGACAACTTCTTCGATGAGGCGATTTCCGAAAAGCTGAATGTCCGCTACGGTGGACCGCGCCCCACCGTGATTCGCCCACGGGCATATCGCGGCCGCGAACAGAACCAGTGGATGCTGATGTAGCGCGATGGCCAGGCGACCCCGAAAGCCCAAAGGCGACCTCCGCGACTCGCGTATCGACCTCGCGCGCGACCCGGTCCCGAGCGAAGCGCCGGTCGATACGAAGGACCCGGAAGAGGTACACGAAGACGACAACACGGCCTTCATCAACCAGGCGGTGAACCGCATGGAGCAAGGCTGGTCGTTCTGGCAGGAGACGTACAACCTCGCCAAAGAGGATGTGCGGTTCATGTACGAGGAACAGTGGCCGGATTACGCGAAGAAGGGGCGCGAAAACCGGCCTGCGCTGACCATGAACATGCTGCCGCAATACGCGCAGCAGGTCGTGAACAACGGGCGCCGCGCCAAGTTCTCGATCCAGGTCAAGCAGATCGCCGGCAAGAACGACCTCATCATGGCGACGGACGGCCGCAACTCGTACAGCCGCTCGCAAGTCATGGAAGGCCTCATCCGGGACGTGGAAGACCGGTCGAAGGCGCACGACAGCTACTGCAACGCGCTCCAGCACAATGTCGAGGGCGGTTTCGCCTGGTTTCTGGTCAAGACGGCGGAGAATCTGGACGACCCGTTCGATATCGAGCTTCGCGTCGAGCATTTGAAGCATCGCTACTCGGCGATGATCGACCCGTACGCGAAGCGCGACGACAAGTCGGACGCCATGTGGTGCTCCGTCGCCATGGACATGGACCTGGAGGAGTTCAAGGCGCGCTGGCCGGACGTTCCGGCCCATGACATGGACACCGGGCGGACCGGGCGGCACCGCCAGTCGGAAGGCTCCTACTTCCGCGGCTCGCACTCGAACGTGCGGATCTCGGACTATTGGTGGAAGGAGCCGATGGAGCGGACCGTCGTCGAGCTCGTCCGGGCGGAAGGGACAGCGCAGGAACGCCTGGTGCTCTTCGAGGACGACCACGGGGACGTTTTCGACGAGCTCGAGGACCAGGGCTTCCAGGAACGCAACCGGAAGAAGGTGCAGTCCTACAAGGTCAAGTACATGCGCTTCATCTTCGGCCATGTGCTGGATGGGCCGCACGACTGGCCGTCGAAGCATCTGCCTCTGGTCATGGTGAAGGGCCGGGAGGTCAACCTCGAAATGCGCGACATCCTGATCGGGATGTTCCGCTACGCGCACGACGCGCAGATGATGTTGAATTTCTGGATGAGCGCCGCGACCGAGAAGATGGCGCTCGTTCCGCGCGCGCCCTACATCGCCGCCATCCAGCAGCTCGCGAACCATCAAGACCAGTGGGAGCAAATGTACACTCAGAACCTTCCGGTGCTGATGTACAACCACATCGACGGCGTGGATCCGCCCCAGCGCCAGAACACCACGGCGATGGCGCAGGGCGAGCTGCAGTTGATCGCGTCGTCGCGCTCCTTGCTCCAGGACACGGTCGGGATCCACGATGCCTCGATCGGGCGCCGGTCGAACGAGGTCTCGGGCGTTGCGCTCCAGGAACGGCAGGAACGCGGCGACCTCGGCACCTTCGATTTCATCGACAATCTGGCGCGGGCGATCGTGCGGGTCGGCGAGATCCTGACCGACATGATTCCGCGCTGCTACACGACGGACTATGTGCGGCGCGTCATCCTCGACGACGACAGCGAGGTGTTCGTCGACCTCAATACCGAGATCGAAGACGAGGAGACGGGCAAGAAGATCCGCGTCTTCTCCCTCGACTATGCGCGCTATTCGTGCCGGATCGACGTGGGCCCGGCCTCGAAGACGCAGCGCGAAGAGTTCGTGAAGATGATGATCGAGTGGGGCCGGTCGGACCCGGAAGGGTTTGCACTGTTCCGCGATCTCATCGTCGGCAACATGGACGTGCCGCAGGCTCGCGTGCTCGCGCACCGGATGAAGATGATGCTGCCCCGGCATATGCTCAGCCCGGAGGATCAAGAGCGCATCCCGCCGCCGGAGCCGTCGCCGGAGGAACAGTTGGCTCAGCGCGAGATGGAGGTTCGCTACAAGGAGGCCGAGGCGAAAGAGGTCCAGGCCCGAGCCGATATCGCCAAGGCCGAGGCCGGCGTGCAGAGCTCGGAGCTCCGGGCCCAGTCGGACGAGTCGAGGCTTCAGTTCGAGCAAGAAAAGGGCGTCAATCGCGAGGCCGACGCGGAGGGCCAAGAGGACGGCATTTCGGAGGAACAGATTGCCGGAATCGTCAAGCGCGAGGTCGCGAAGGCTCTTGCCAACCGGAAGTGAATTGCATTAGGGGAAAAGCATGAGCAACCAACCGACCAACGGAAAGCCCGTGGAAATCACGCCGGAGGCCATCGCCAAGATCGCCGAAAGCGGAACCTTCGCGGACTTCGAGGCAGCCCGGTCGGGCCGCCCGGTGGAAGCTCAGACGGTCGACGGCCAGCCCGAAGACCCCACGCGCGCCGCGGCGGAAACAGCGGATGAAAACGGAGACCCAGACGCCGGGGAAAATGCTGGGAACGAGCCGCATGACGATCTCCCGAAGGGAGTGAAGCGGCGGCTCCGCCGTGCGAAGGACAAGGAAACGGCTGCCAGGGCGGAAGCCGAGGCGTGGCGCAAGCGCTACGAGACGTTGCAGGCCGAGAAGGCCGGCGGCGAGCAGCCGGAAGGCGGACAACAGGAACAGCAGCGCCAGCCGGAGGAGGTCAGCGACGATCCCCTCCCGGCGGACGAGTACAACTTCGACTATCCGGAGGAGTCGGACTATGTGTCCGGGCCCGACGATGCCGAAGGCCTCACCGCGTTCCTGGAAGATGTCGATCGCTGGGAAGCCAGTATCCCGCTCAAGGGCGGGAAACACCGCGCCCCGGCCGGCCAAGGTGGCGATCCGAATGCTGGCGGACGCGACAACGGGCAACAGGCCCCGTCGCAACAGCAGGATCACCAGGCCGGCCAGGGGACGCAGCTACCGGCGGACGAGCCGACAGTCGAACAGACCGTTCATCAGCTTTTCGCGGATCTCCGCGAAACGCTCGACGAGGCGGAGGAGGAAGGCGACGAAACGCTCGCCGAAGACTTCTTCGCTCAGTTGCAGGCAGGCAAGTTCCAGCTTTCGATGGAAATGCTGCAATGGATGGCCGACCACGACGAGGCCGCGAAGGTGGCCCGCCAGTTCGTGGCGTCGCCCCGCAAGGCGAATCGCCTGTTCCGCAATCCTCCTACCAAGCACGGCACACTGCTCAATGAGATGGTCAAGGAAGGGGGCACCCGCTCCCGGCAGACCGACAATCGCGACGGGAAGACCGTCGTGCGTGACCTCAATGGGCGGCGGCCGGCAGATCCCCAGAAGGCTTTAGCCCACGTGGCGCAGCATGGCAGTTTCGCGGAATACGAAGCCATGCGGCGCGGCAAGGGCGCCTGACGGTCTTGACCGGTCCCGCGGAAAGGGACTGAACCATGCCCGTGAATTTTGAAGGCATCGACAACCGTTTCGCGGTGCCGGACATCATCGCTCGCGAAGCGCTGTATCGGCTCAAGCATCACCTCGTGCTGCCGATGATCGCCAACAAGACCTACAACGAGTACTTCGAGAAGAAGGTTGGCGCCGAGATCACCATCAAGCGCCCCTTCAAGGCGCGGGTCCAGTCGGGTCGGGATCTCGTCAAGTCGCAGATGGTCGACAAGACGGTGACGCTGAAGCTCGACAAGCGGTTCCACTTCGGTCTCGAAGTCGTCGACGAGGACGTGACGCTGCGCATCGAGGACTATGGTGCGCGCTACCTCGACACCGGCGCCGAGGAACTGGCGTACGAGTACGACATCGCCGGCGCGAACGAGCTGGGCCTCGGGCTGTTTCTGATGAGCTCAGACGGCGCAACCAACTCGCCTGGAAGCGCTTTCAGCTTGAGTGCCGCACAGGCCATTCGCGCCCACGCCACGAAGATGGCGATCCCGCGCAACAGCCAGAACTTCGCCTTGCTCGATCCGCTGGAAATCGCCCAGGTCAGCGCGGACATTCAGGACATCGACATGCCGGAAATGGTCGGCCAGAACATCCGCGAGTCCTATCGCGGGATGCTGGGTGGCTGGCGGGTGCTCGAGAGCGTGCATGTGCCGCCGATGACGACCGCAGGGAATCCGGGGATGCCGACTGTGACCGGCGCCGGGCAACTGGGCAGCTCACTTCTCTGCGGCGCCTTCAGTGCCAGCCAGACGGTCTTGCTGAAGGGGCAGTTGATCCAGATCGCGGGCGTCTACGAGGTCCAGCCGCGCGGCGACCGCCGCTCGACGGGCAAGCTCGCAACGTTCCTCGTCACCGACGATGTGGTTTCGACTGCCGGCGGGGTCGCGACGATTCCGATCTACCCCGAGATCAATGATGGAACGGCGAACAATACGACCGTGAACCCGAACCCGTCCGATGGCGCCGCCGCGACGCTCGACACCTCGGCCTTCCAGACCGTCTCGGCTTCCCCCGGCGGAGGCGCCGCCGTCACCGTGGTCGGCTCGAACGCTGACGCGAAAAGCTACAGGCAGGGGATCTTCTTCTGCGGCGACGCGCTCGAATATGTGAACGTGTCGCTGGCGAAGCCCAAGAGCGCCGTCTATGCGGGCGTCGAGCGCGACACCGAAACCGGCGTGGCGATCTCCTACGTGGCAGACTTCGACATCAACGATATGACCGAAGTCGAACGGCTGGATATCTTCTTCGGAGCGAAGACCGTCTATCCCGAGATCGGTATCCGCTGGATCGGGCCGGAAATCGGTTCTGGTCTCGCGTGATGAACTGACCCCTGCCCTGCCAATTGCGGCAGGGCAGGGTTGAAAGAAAAAGATTTGGGAGACTGACCGATGTCGAAACGTCAGATCATGTACCACAAGGAATACGCCCCGACCGGGCGCGAGCACGAACTCGAAAGGGTCTCGCTCAATGCGTTGGTCCAGGAAGGCTGGGTCGATCACCCGGCGAAGATCGGCGTCAACCTGTGGGGCGAGGCGGCGCAAGACCAGGTGAACCGCACTCGCGATGCGTTCGAGAATGGCGAAATCGGTCCGCTCGATGAGATCGTGGCCCACCCGCAGACCAGCGCCGAGGAAGCGTTGATGCGCGAGAACACTCTTCTGCATCAGGGGAACCGCGAGCGCGACCAGGAAATCGACGCCCTCAAGCGCGAGCTGCGGGAGTCCAAGGAGAAACTGGCCGATCACCGCTCGGACGCGGCGAAGATCGAGGAGCGCAAACCGACAGGCCCGGCCATTCCGGGCGCTGATCTCCCTGCGGGGGGCGACGGCACAGGGGCAGTCGGCACGACCGGCGCCGAGGAGCCTGCCGACGACCCGGACCCGGGCGACGCGGCGGTGAAAGACGACCCGAACGCCGGGACGGCGGACCCCGAGGACGAGACCACGCTCTGAGGTGACGTATGGCCGACACATGGTCGCTCGTTATCCGCGACGCGCTGCTGGAGATCGGCGTCAAGGAGCCGGGCGAAGCCCTGGAGGCCGACGAGGAGGCTGACGGGTTTCGCCGGCTCAAGGGGATGTTCGACGAGTGGGGACTCGAGGGCCTGCTCGTTCCGGGCCTTCAGACGATCACGCACACCTTCACCGCAGGGAGTGCCGGGCCGTCGTTCACCTTCGGCCCGGCCGCGACGCCGCCGGCGAGCGACCCCGACATCGTGACTTCCGTCGAGATGGAGGAGATCGCGTCGTTCAACTTCCGGCGCTACGGGCAGGAGCGGTCGCGGCCTCTCGACCCGACATCCTATGCCGTCATTTCGGAGCTTCGCGCGTCGTATCGCTACTGGCCGACGCACTACTATTTCGACGCGGCGCACCCTGTCTCGAAGATATGGTTCGACGGCGAGTCGGAGCCGCGCGATTTCGTCGAGATATCGGGGCGCGGCCATTTCAGCGGGAACATCGAGCTGACTGACAATCCGGGCGTGATGCTGCCGCGCGGCTATCGGGAGCCGGTGCTGTTGAACCTGGCGTTGAAGCTGGGCCCGTCCTATGGAGCGAAGGGCGGCCGCGACGCGGCGATTTCCGACGATACCCGCCGCGGCGCCTACAAGGGCAAGGTGCTCATCCAGACCCGCAACCTCCAGGTCGTGGAAGCGAAGATCGACCCCGCGCTGCGCAACCACTCGACCTCGCTGTTGAGCCGGCGCGAGCGCATGTCGGGCTGGTGAGCCGATGCCGTTCCGTCCGATCCAGTGGGCGCGCCAGACGATCGAGGGCCGGCAGATCGAGGCGGACGGCTCGCGCCTTCTGAACTTCTACGCCGTCCAGCTCGCGGCGCCGGACGAATCGAAGGTGCCGGTGATGATCTACTCGTCGCCGGGGCAGCGGCGGTGGATGCGCACGAACGGCGGAGAGGCGCGCGCCGGCGACAGGCCGGGCGTCCATGCGCTGCTGGAACTGGATTCCGTGATCTACGGGCACTGGCTGTTCGGGATCACGCACCAATCCGTGTTCTTCGCGATCAGGGCGGACCCGGAGAATAGCGGCTCGCACAATATCGACAGGGCTTACAACCCGTTCGGCGGGGCGGTCTACCAGATCCCCGAAGAGAGCACCTGGCGCTTCACGTCGGAAACGCAAGAGATCACGCCCAGGGACCAGCCGCGCAAGCTGGTGACGGACGGGCGGCGCGTTCTGTTCGTGAGCCCGAGCGAGGTCTATGCGTTCGATCTGAAGCGCCTGCGCGACGGCGAGAGCAACCCGTTCGCGCAAGTGGTCGCGCCTGTGCCGGCGGACCTCTCGACCCTGGCGGACCTTCAGGAACAGGACTGGGTCGATTGCCTGTGGATCGACGGCTATTTCCTTCTGGCGGCGAAGTCCGGGCAGTTCTTCCACTCGAACCTCGACAGCCTCCAGTTCGACCAGCTCGACTTTGCCGAGGCGGGGGCAAACCCGGACTCCATCGTGGGGATCGAGACCCTGCATCGCCGCGTCTACATCTTCGGCGACCGGTCAATCGAGGGCTGGTACAACGCCGGCTTGGCGGATTTCGCGTTCGCCCGCGACAACTCCTCGACCCTGAATGTCGGCTGCGCAGCGCGCGCGACGATTGCGGCGGACCAGTTTTCGATCAGCTTCCTCGGCAATGACGGCATCGTGTATGCGCTTCTGGGCGGCGCGCCGATCCGCATTTCCAGCGAGTCGGTGGAGTACGACATTTCCGAGTCCAACCCGAGCCTTGCGCGGGGCGTCGTCTACACCGAGGAGGGGCACCGGTTCTATCTTCTGACCCTCATCTACGACAACGGGAACCGGAAGGCCTGGGGCTACGACTTTTCGACCGGCGTCTGGCATGAGCGGTCGCAGACGAACATCCTGTGCATGGCCCGGTGGCGGAAGCGCCAGAACCTCGTTGGCCGCGAGGGGGCGGCGCACATTTTCGACATGCGTCTCAACTGGGGCACGATGGAGAACGACCAGGCCGGGGAGGCGCCGATTTTCCGCGAAGCGGTGTCGCCTTTGGTCTTTGCGAATTTGCAACGCTTCAAGATGCGCCAGTTCCTGATCGACATACCGGTGCGTAGCGACGGCCTCGACGAAGACGAAATACTGATCGAGTGGTCGGACGACGGAAAGAATATCTGGAAGGGCGGCTACTCTTGGGTAAGGGACGAAAACGGCAACCGGAAAAAGAATTCCAAGAAGCTGAAGGCTGGCCAGCGGCATCGGGTGCACCGCATGGGGCAAGCGTATGTAGGGCGCCACATCCGCATCACGACCGACGCGAAACGGCGCGTTGATATTCTCGGGGCTTACGTCGAAACTGACGTGGCGCCCGACTGACCAGGAGGAGACCGCGTCATGGCGACGATGGGGAACACGAACCGCGAAGGCTTCGGCAATGTCGCGGACGGGCAGATCACGATTTCGCACTACGCGATCGTGTTCCGTTATGGGACGGGCGCGGCAATCGTGTTCGTCAGCCAGGCTCTGGAAACGCCGCGGACACTGGCGGTCGGCGAGCCGATGGAGTTTCCGGTGAACTCGTTCGTGTACACGCTGCCGTCCGGCGACGGGACATCGGCGGGGGCGAAGGCGTTGATCGATGCGATGATCGCGCAGCATGGCAATCCGACGATCCTTCTGGGCACGGGCGCGATGGGGGACCTTGCGAACGCGAACGAGGTTACGGACAGCGGCTATGCGCGTCAGATCATGGAGATGACGACGGCGCTGTAGGCGGGGTTCCGATATGGCATACCCGGCAGGCTATTGGGCGGAACTGGTCCGCTCGTCTTCGCAGTCGGTTTTCACGCCCGCTGCGGACGGGGGTTTCGTTTGGCTTCGGACCAACGACGGCCTGCCGCTGGAGCAGGAGATAAGGGCCGGCGGGAGTTCGTGGGTAGCCGTCGCAGACGACACGGGCGAACCAGATTACCTCGCGGACATCCGTAACGGATTACAGTTTCGATTTCGTAAGACGGGAGAGGCGTGGCTACCGTCCGACGATGGTATCGAGGATCTCAATACCATCGACTGGCCCGGTCGGGGCATCTATCGGTTTGTTACGGTCGGTGCTCCGAGTTTTGGCGTTAGAGTCGGCGCTGCCCTAACCGGCGTAGCGGGTGTCGCGATTGCAGATGTCCTGGTCCCTGCCGCCGAAAACTTTCCGGTTCCTGCCTATACGGCTTCCGGCCTGCCCGCCGGACTCCAGTTTGATGCGAACACGCGCACGATAAGCGGAACGCCTTCGGCGGAAGGCTCCGGCACGATCACCATTACCGCCCGAAACGTGCACGGCACTTCAACCCGAACCTACGAATACGCTTTCCAAGCGGCGGGCAGCGTCGCGCCGACTGTCGAGATTGCGTCACAATTCGGCGGCGCTCTTTCGGCCAACTACGCCGAGGCCGCC